TCATACTGCCAACGGTGATCTGTCCCCCATTGAGTATGAACAAAATTCCTTAAGAAAAGTGTCCTGATTTAGTTGCGCAGAACAAGCATCATCAATGTTATTAAAAGGAGCCATTTGAACAACCTCTTCAAGCTCATCTTTCGTCATTGGCGATACTCTTACTGTGTAATCATTTAACTTATAAGAAAGAGGTGCCTTTACCAATGCTCTTGTCAACTCTGAACAATATTCTGAAAAATGTCGCTCATTAGCTTTTTCTATGGAAACAACATTAACCGCTAATAAAGCGATTACAAACACAGAGATAAGTCCAATTATAGTTAATCTAACCTTCCTCACAACACCATCCTCGTTAGTTAATTTGTTATTAGTTTAGCTGTTTGTGGTGCAAATGGGAGCAAATTATTTACACTCTACCCATTGCTCAGTTTCTTTTGTATTTATATTCGAAACAGCGTATTCATTATGTATTTCCGCCATTACATAGACATAATTACTGTCTTTTTCCATATAAAACCCGTTATTTTTTGCCTTCATTGCAGGGCTAATTAATTTATATCCATCGGGTCTTATCGCTGTAAATTTATCACCATTCAGTATTACTTTTGTATGGAATCTGCCTTGCATTTGCCCCATGGCATCACCAATTAATACAGCTTTTGAGTATATGCAATTATAGGTTTTACTATTGCTTGTTGTTCGACTAGCTAATGATGCGGCACTACTAGAGTTGTGAGTCAAAGATGATGAAGACTCTGTATTCGTATAAGAGCGTAAATTATTTGTTGTAGATGGATTAGATGTATAACTATTCGATGTTCCTACCCTGCATACTTTGTTTGCAGAAATGCATGTGTTGCCACAGGGAATTCCTTTTCTGCAATTTTTCGCTTCAGCATTATTCAAGAATAAAACAGGTAGAATAGTTACGAGGCACATGAGAATGCATTTTGAGGAAATCATTCTTCCTCCCTATACATCTTTTTGACTGTTTCAATAAACATCTCTCTAAATTTTTTAGATTCAATATCTGCAATATTCTCTATTTTAGATTGCCCGTAATCTTTATTAATGGACTCTTGAATAATTTGAATTATCTCAGCATTCATTGACCTACCATTCCTTTCTGCAATCTCTTTTAATTTCTCATGCATGTCAGGTGGCATTCTTAATTTAAATTGAGGATATTCTCTGCTCATATTATCACCTTAATTTTTCTTGACAGTCTATAACGGTGATAGTACATTCTCAATTGAACCACGGTGGTTTATAAAGAGGTTGAGAATGAAGGGAGCAAGAAAACTACCACAGCTTAATTTTCGTTGGCCTGAAAAGGACATTGAACTAGTTAAGCAGTGGGCAGAGAAAAACGGAAGATCTTTAAATAATGAAGTTCACAGAATTGTGATGGAATATTTAAAAGATAAGACAGTAACCAATGAGTAAAAATAGAGAGACCCCAACTGCGCTAACAGTCGAGGTCTCAAGTTTAGTCCGAAACTTACGAGAAACGAACTATGAATAGTGTATCAACAATTAACGTACCTTTCCACGGTAACAACCTGTATGTGGTAAATTTCAACGGCGAACCATATGTACCAATGAAGCCAATAGTTGAAGGTATGGGTTTAACTTGGCAATCTCAATTTGAAAAGCTAAAACAAAGGTTTAGTAAAGGGATCACGGAAATCGTGATACCTTCAAAAGGCGGTGAGCAATCAATGATTTGCCTCACCCTCCGTAAACTTGCTGGCTGGCTTCACACTATTAGCCCTAACAAAGTCAAACCGGAGATCCGCGATAAAGTAATCAAGTATCAAGAAGAGTGTGACGATGTACTTTACGAATACTGGACTACTGGTGAGGTTAAAAAGAAAACCAACTTTCGCCAATCAACAGCCAAAGAACTGATCCCTTTACGCCAAACAGCAGAGCGCTTAATTGCTCATGGGGTTGGTAATATTTATCCCGATATATGGAAACATATTCACAAAGAGTTCGGCGTTGAACACATCAATGAACTGTTACCAGAGCAGATACCGCTGGCAATCTCTTATCTTGATGCTTTGGAAGGTGAATACATTCCTAAAGAAACCCCACGAGAAGTTACTCAAGATAGAGCTAATCGTGATATGGATGCTCACCACGTAAATGTGCTAGCCAAACATTACGAAGCCATATACACCGCATGGAAAGTTGAATTATATCCAGCGTTATGCAGTGTCGATTCGCCGATTGCTTACAGATTGCGTGACCGACTCCGAGATGGATATTCAACCCTTATTCGGTTACAGGAAAGCTTAAACGGAAAACATCCTGTATTAATCAAGTAAACATAACGCCCAAGGATGGGCTACTTTCTCTTCCTGCTCACCAATCGGCGTTTACCACTGATCAGATCATCATTACGCTTATCATCTTGTTTCATGATGTTGTCATATTCTTCTTTAGTGAAGCCTTTCTCATCAGGGTATTTAGCTTTGAGCATCATCTGAAATTCAGTCATGGTTAACTGTTCGGATTCTTCCCGATTCATACCAAAATGAGCACGAGCAGAGCTAATGTAGTCAATTGCCATAAACTCATCTGAGAATTCGCTTTTGCCTTCGTTACGTTGAAGTTTGCGGATCTTAGCTTTACCGATAATTCCGTGAGTGAACAACTCTCTGGCAATGACGATAATGTCAGCGATTGGCATCTTACCGTTTTTATAGACAATACCACGTTTACCTGACTTCCATTCTCCAATGATTTCCGAACAGTCATCATCACAACACGCCTGCATCACTATCATTGCAGTTTGTAGGATATTGCGCCCATATGTTGGCTTGCTAATCGCTTTTATTAACCACTCAGGAATAACCCTATAATTCATTACGGCACGAGCAATTAAATCTTGTACCTCTGTGCCATTTAATTGACCATACGCACTCACAATCTGCTTAGGCTCACCAATTCTTGTCATATTGATGAACGATGGTCTAAATAAGTAATCCTTTTTATCAGTAGAGATAACCATCTCACCGATTTCTAAAATAGGCGTCATAATCCCTCCTGAATATTATCAAGGGTACTCGAGGGCACCCTTTGTAATATTAAGCAGCGGTAACAGTGACCACGCATTTGGCTGTCTTGCTACCATCTTCGGATGTTACAGTAACGTTCGCAGTGCCTTCAGCAACGCCACGCACAGTGACCACGTTCACAAACTGAGTAACTGTTGCAAAGTTTGTCTTATCGCTCACAGCGGTGTAGTTTTTGTTCGTCGCATCGGTTGGTGTAAATTTGACAGTAAATGTTTTGGTTTCACCCACTTTTACAGACAGGGTGGCTGGCTCTACTGCGACGCTTTCAACAACGATTTCTTCTTGTAGCCATTCAACCGTTTCTGCATCAGCAACTTTCAATTCACCTGAGTAAGTGGAAATTTCTTTTGTTGGAAACTCCATTGACCAGGACGTGAAAGTCATGTAACCCTGAACAACATCAGAACCATCTCCTTTCATATCAAGCTGAACCCAATATGCTGGTTGGCGACTTGCTTTGATTTCATCAAGGATTTCTTTGGCAATGTCGAAAGCGGAAGTAGAACCGGTTACACCAGCTTTTTTCAATTCACCATCAAAACTAATGGTAAAGTCAGCGCCAGTAACAATTGACTCAGTTAAGCCTTTAGTGTCATCAGCATTAGATGCCACTGTCTCCATACCGAAATCAAATGACTTGCTTGTTAGCGCACCTAATCGCAAGAATTTATCTTGTGCTGGTACTTGGTCAGGACAGCCTTTTGCAATGCGCAGAATACCTGCGTTACCCATTACTAGGCCTTTATCATCAGGGCATTGTGCCATGTTATAACCTCTTTATTTGCAAATAAAAAAGGCCGCATAAGCGACCTGTTGAGATATGTTTAATTTAAGATGTACAGCGGAAAGAAAGCTTAAGGATAAACCGACCTTCTTCTGTTGGTATAGGTCTTGGTAGACCGCCTAAGTTGTAGATTGAATTGAGTTCGCAATCTAACGAGTTGTTAGCAACGTAATTTAGAATTTCATTAGCTCTTATCAATGCGGGTTCAGGATCATACTGCGCAGATACTAGAAAAAGCGTCACGAAATCATCAGCACCCAAATCAGCAAATCGACCACTACCATCATCAGGCTGAATAACAGCATATTGCTGAGTCTTTTCGTCTGGTTGCTCATTCCACGTCAGATATTGAACGATGAAACCATCGAGCAAATTACCTCTGTTTAAGTAGCGCTCAAACTTCTCATGTATCATATTTGAAGCTCCCGTCTCACTGCTATATCTATCTCAGCTCTTGCCTCCTCAAATGACAATTTGAGAAACTCTTTCTTTGCCGTTGAGCGTCTGAATTTTTGTTTAACTCTAGGATCATGAACGTAAACAGCATAGTTAGCGGAGTAACCAACCCTACCAGTAACTAATGTTCCATTAACTTTCACTTCTCTAAATTGCGAATTTATCAGTGTTGATGTTTTACCAATCGGTGTATACAGAGCTGTTAGCGCGCTACCGGTATCTAATGCTGATTTAATTGCCCTAACAACCTTTCTGCCATGAATGTTACCTACAAGCGCTCTAAGGTTTGCGTTAGCCTGAGAAATACCCCTTACTTTTGCGCCCATATCACACCGCCGTTATCAGAGTGTAGTCATCTGCAATATGCTCAAATAGGTCTTCATCGCGTTTGATGAATTTTATTTCATCAGCACCGACAGATAACGGATCGCCTGAGTGCCTACCAATAGCGATAAAGTCACCTTTTTTAGCATCAGCATACTCAGTCCAGAAAACCAACTTAATGGTGATTTCAGAGCCGATATCTAACTTTCCAGACTTAAGCTCACTACCATAGCCACAAAGAAAATGAACCGGCTCTGAGAATGTAACTTTGCCGTATTTATCTTTTCCGTTTGGTCGCCATAAAGTAGCCCACGAGGTGTAAGCCCAATTTGCAACTGAACTCATTACGCCCCCCTACACATACAGCCGCCTTTCGCTATCCACAAACCAGCGTGAGCAGTTTGAGTTGGATCGTCTGGTATTAACCCATTAGCACAACCGTGCTTATCTAAACCACGCAGTAGTGACGCAGCCGATTTCCATCTATCACCAAACGATTGATATCGAAATGAGCGTGATGCGCCGTTAGGTGCTGTTTGTGAGCTGATATACTTATCACCTTGACCAAGCGCCATAAGTGATAGTAAGTACATCTGGATTAACAGCGCGGTTGCTGATGGATAGTGTTTATCAAGGCATTCTTGAATACTTCCTACCTGCTCAATAAGTGCTTCGAGAATAAAATCAGGTAATTCTATCCCCTGCCCTGTCAGGTACTCTTTGGCTTGCTCTTTTGTGATCATGATTACCTCACAAAGCAAAGCCCCCTTTCGAGGGCATAAAAAAACCGCTTTCGCGGCTATTCGTCTTTGTCTTTTTTAGACTTGGCTTTTGGTGTGGCTGGAACCAGTTCAGCAGCATCATTAGATAATGCTCTAACATTAGCCTTAAAGGCTGGATGAAGATTTTCTAACTCAACCACCTGACCCTTTTCGACACCATGCCAAGGGATAATAACCTCGTACTTTTTCATTGCAGATCCTTAGCTCAGTTTATCACCGTAAACCACACCTGACTTTCCGTCACCGTCACGAGTAATTTGCAGACCTGCTGCGCTCATGATTTGGAAGTTATAGTTTTCCTGTGGCATAAAGCGAGGTTTAGGAACAACACCTGTTGCCATACCAACTAACGGTGTCACTACATCTTTACGGCGTTGATAAGCGATAAACTCAGAGCCTTTAAGCGCATAAGTAGGGCGAATTTCTTTCACGCCAGCATACGGTAGTAACGTATCGATAATGCGACCATTTACCACGCTGTTACCTGCACCAGCACCAACAGAAACAACTACAGGCTTGATTAAGTTACCCCATGCTTCGTAACTCACCCACATAACATCGTAAGCGTCTACTTTGTTGTTGAATGCAGTCTGACCAAACGCGCCACCAAAACCAAAGAGCGCTAACAATGCAGGTAAGTCAGCTGTAGTTAAATCAATATTAGCACCAGAAGCACCTAAGTCGATTTTCGCTGTATTTCGGTGATTTTTCAGGCCTTGGCCTTTATAACCTTCCACGCTAATTGACGCATCACCATTTAAGAAGTAGTTAACTACTTTCTTATTGAATTGACGCATTTTTGCAGTTTGAGAATCAAGAACAAGGTCAATACCAACTGTGCTTAAACCAGCAGCATGACGCCAGTTAACACCAAATCCAGCGGTAAATACTGGGATTGGGTCGCCGTCAGAACCATAATCAGTGTGATCATGAGAGTATGGAGCTTGACCGTCAATACTGATTGATACGTCATCAGCAATATCTCCAACCACGTTATACAGTTTTGCTGTCTTTCCAATTGGTAACACTGTTTGCAGGCCCATTAAATCATTGACGATTTCCATGCCTGTCTCTTGGTCGCGCAACTGAATAATGTTGTTATCAACTTCTTTCCAAAAGTCCTTAGAGAAACCGCCTGACTGGTTTGCCGCTAATGTCTCACCATCCATAACGCCTTGATACTGGTTAATCATCAGGTTATGTTGCGTGTTATAGATATTACGTGTAGCCCACAGGCTATCCCACTGGCGTTGCAGTCGGCTATTTGTTGCTAAAGTTTCAGCAGTATAAAACATAGTTTTTTCCTTTTAATTACGCAGCAGCCACAGTGCCAACACGAAAGCGAACACGAATGAAATCATCAGCTTTTAGCGTCACTTCATCCTGAGAGTATCCAATTACTGATTCCGTATCAGCAGATGCAAGAGCACCTTTACCGCTGGCTCCGAGCTTGATCGGAGAGTCTTTTTTGTAAGTACCAGCAGGAACTAATACAGCCAGCTCTCGACCCTCTTCTACATACTCACCAACTAGAGAATCACCAGCGGGAACGCCATCACGAATAGACAACCCTTGGTGATATGCTGGATTAGCTACATAAATGCGACCGGATAATGCTGTGGCTTGAGCAAATTCATTGTCTGAGTTAATAACAACAAAAGTGCCCGGTAACGTAACCGCCTTTGCTGCACGAGTTTCTGTGATTGATTTACCGTCAAGATTTACACGGCGATAGCGACTAGTAGCCATTATTTAGCACCTCCAAAGTATGCTGCTGGATCTGGTGCTCCAGTTTGCTCTTGCTGTGCGCCTGAGTTGCCAGCCAAACTTGCTGCGTCACCAATTTGTTTATGCATATCGATCAGCGCCTGACCTTGCAGTGAGTTTGCAACCACTTCACCGTATTTTTCGGCAATTACTTTGCGCATTTCGGTTTCTTCTGCACGTTGGTTTGCGGTTAATGATTCTTCCAGCTTTTTGTGGTTAACCTGTAATGCATCAACCTTTTCGTTGATTGGCTTTAGTTGCTCAGCGAAGTTTGCAGCCAATGCCTGAGTAATATCACCTACGAGTTCTTTCTTTTCTTCTTGAGTTAAAGGCATATCGCCCTCCGTGCTGTTATTGATTGCAGGGCTTGCCTGCGGTTTACTGAAAGCTGATTTAAGTTTGTTTGTTACAACCTTTACCCATGACTCTTGTTGCTCAACTTCTACGCCTTGCGTGTCAAAGGTGATGTTGCCATTTTCATTTGTGTAGGAATGTAGTTTTGCATTACCGCCATCGATAACGATTACTGCATGAGTGTCTGTGAAATCCGATACCCACGCATAGCCATTACCAACAACGAACTGTTTCTTTGCAGCCATTTCAAGTCGATGAGATTTTTCACGATAAGTTTCACCAACCAGAGCGCCGCTGTTAGTTTTAACCTCTGTGGCTTGGTCAGCATTAACCATCATTCCAACACCTTGAGTTGGTGTCGCTGCTCCTGACTCATAAAGCAGAATTGCGTCATGATCCATGCTGTGTATCTTTGCAATCCAGTTATAACCCTGCGCTTTCTGTTCTTCGCTTGCTTCAATCTGCTCAAGAAAGACAGCAACGCTCGTATGAATTGGCTCTGAATTTTCACCACTTTCAATCGCTTCGACGCGCTGAAGAACTTCTTTACCGCCTTCTGACTCTTTAGCCTTGTCTACATCTATCCACTTTTCTAAATAGATGCGATTACCGACCTTGGAAACATTTCTGTTTGCCGCGCCGATATACCCAACATTAAGGCCTTCGAAAGAAAGCGCTGATACAAACTGACCATCAAGCGTAGGATGCCCTAAAGGTGCGGGAGTGCCTTCTAATTCTCGATAATGAGCGTCAATCTCACTGCCTGGATATAATCCACCATTCATAATGACGTTTGCTGGGAGCGTGTAGCTTGGGATAATAATGTGCTCACGACCGTTGTATGTTTCACGCCGAATAGAGGCGCTATTAACCTTGGTTGTGACATTTACTTGAATTGGCATCAGTTATTCCTCCGCCCATTGATAACCACGTTCTTTCATGGCCTCTTTTTCCTCTAGCAGTTTATTGATGAGAGTCTTGTTGTAAGGCTTGCCGTCTTTATCAACAAGAACGGTTACAGTTGAGCATTTACAGTTAATTGAATTGGCATCACGAGCCCACCAGTCACGTTGCTCATCAGTGGTGTATATGTTCCCATGCCTAATTGCATGGTGATGTCTTGTCGTTGGGCTTAGTGCGGATATATGAATTTCACGAGTTTCAAGGTTAAGCATTTCCTTAGCTTCGTCAGCTTCATCTAATCGCGCCCTACGCAACGCACTTGTTATCTCTGTCCTTGCTATCCGATTAGCTCGGCGAGTTTCAATGCCAGCTTGATTAGTTAGGTTTCTCGCTACTTCACGAGGATTTAACCCTCTCGCGATACCATCCGTAAGAATGCGAGCCATGTCAGCTTTAACCTGACCAGACAGCCCTTTCATCTCTTCGAACACACGAGCGCGAACTAGAGCCATTCTTAGTTGATATGGCTCACTCATCAGTATCGTTGCTATGCTTTGTTGAGTAGCTGCGTAGACAGTTGATTGCTGTGCTAAGTTTGCATACTGCTGTGCTGTTCCTCTTTCGTATGCTGTACTGACGTATTCGAGGAAAAGAAAGTTACCGAACTCGCCACCATTCAAAAGCACCTCATCAACCATTAGCTCACCATCTCTCAACAGTATTGATAGATAGTTAGGGTCTAAATCGAATTGGTATTTTCTATTGACGACTGGCTCAGAGGGGATTCTATTAAGAAGTTGAATATAGCCTTTTGATATTCTTCGAATACGTTTCGCAAACTCTCTCATTGCGCCACGTTCTAGTTTATCAACTGATGTTGGGTCAGCTTTCGTTCCGGGTCTTATCGCCGTCCTTATCTTCTGTATCTTCATCAGTTTCACCTAATGGCTCTTCACTATCATTTTCATAGCCAGCCGCTTCCCTAATTTCTTCGACACTAAACACCGGCTCACTAGTAGCGAGGGCTGTCTGATTAATTCGGCTCATCTTCTCAGCGCTATCAAGCTTCTCAATAGCTGATTGCTCGTTTAAATCATCCCAAACAACCGTTTTCTCACCGATAGGGTCTAGTACCTTGATATTAATTAGATGGTCGATGAAGTCCTCTATCTCAAATGAGAGTTCACTTTCTCTGCGTGATTGGCATCGTGCATTGAAATACTTCTGATCTTCGGTACTGGCTCTTTCGCCAGTCTGCATGCCAACAAGTATTTTTGATGGAATATCCATTGCGGCTGATGCTGTTTGCAAGTTAACCATATAAGTTGGTGTCGGATCAGATACGGCGGTAACCATAGGGCTGACGCTCGCACCCTTCGTAACAAGAACTGAGTCATTACCTGCGTTGATTTCTCTTGCTACTTCATTATAAATTTCCTGCAACCCAGCAATGTCAACGCCATACATTCTTGCCATTTCATCAAGGCTGGCTTCCTTTTCGTAGTTGATATTTAGCTGTCTTGCTGCGTTTTTAAGGAATGATTCACCAGAACCGCCCTCAACCTTTTCAAGGCTTACAAAGGCGTTATAGGCAGGTTCAAGAAAACCGATAGCGTCAACTGAATAATCACCGAGAATGAAAACCCTATCTGGATGAATATTGATATTTCTTGTCCCGCCATTTGGCAACGTCTCCGTGTACTGCCACATACTTGGCTGACCGTAGTCAGGAGAGTTAATGTCAGTAACCCAATCAGTAGGCTTAATTGCATTCGCCCAAGCTGGTGTGGCTTTCTTTAGTAACTTTGATTTCGTGACAGGCTCATGCCACTTTCCGCTATCGTTGATATGAAGGATCAAGCCTGCATAGCGACCGACAAGACGCTTCTGATCTGCTTCTTTGAACGCTTTCCAAATACGCTTATTCACGTACTTTTTAAATGAAGCCTCCCAAGTGGTTTCTTTCTTGTATTTATCTGCTTTATCACCCTCAATCACTTGAGGTGATGTTTTCCAGCAATTACCTACGAGCTTTGTTACCCCACCAAAGGCAATACCACCACGGCGAAATAGCTTATATAAATCCTCAAAGGTTAAATCTTGTTTGAATCCGTACTCACACCAAGCAGATGATCGCTTCGCATCAAGCCCCATGGTTGGATTAACCAAAGCCATACGGGCACGAGCTATCGCATCACTCACCATGTGATTGACGGCTAGTTTCATGTTTTCTTGCATTATCGCCTCAGTAATCGTTTTGGAACCAATAGGCCTGCGTTTGATTTTTGTGTGATATACCCATCAAGCCCATATCTAACCGCATCCCAGCAGTGGTTATTCTTATCCTCAATAACGGGAAGAACCTCACCTGTGATCCGGTCTGTTTTGTATGAGTAAAGACGGGCTTCTTTTGCTGTTTCTTTACAGCGAGGATGGATGATTATTTGCTTGAATCCGCGTAGATGTGTAATGCCATCTTCTACGCTACCCTGCCATTTTTTAGCGGCAGAGATATTGAAACCTTGGCGTTTTAGGTAACTGATTGTTTCGGGTCGTGCGGAGTCTGCTTTAATCGGCCACTTGCGAGACTCAGGTATCTTGTCGTAAAACGCTGGCATATAATCAAGTTCAACGCCTACACCATATACCTCATACTCGATGTACAGGCAGTCGTTTAAAATGAACTGACGTAGCAATGTATTTGGGTCTTTTGCAAAACCGAAGTCAGCACCGAATAGTAATCTGTCTGCTTTCTGCCATAAGTCATCAGGGAACGATTTAACAACGTATTTATTGGCTAATACCTGCTTATCGGAGTTTTCAAGATAAGCGCCTTCCCAAATCCATGCGTAAGTAGCAGAGTCCAATCTTTCCTGATCGCTTAATCGTTCTTCTTCAAGTACTGATGGAAACCACGGGTTATCATCGTAATTCATCTCGACAACGATGGCATTATCAGGTGGATTCTTTCTAAAGCGTTTATCTGTCGCGCTACCGTCTCGTTCAGGGTTCCATGTTACCCATATTTCAGACCCAGCCTCACGAACAGTGGGCGTTAATTTAGTCCATGCTATTTCTGATACTGATTCAGCTTCATCAACCCAAGCGATTAATATTCTCGCCTTAGATTTAATGCTATCTAAGTTATGTCGCAACCCTGCAAACACATAACTAACAGAGCGACATTTTGTGCGGATATACTTCTCGCCAAGTTCATAGAAATCATTTAACCAAGGCACAGACCTAATCGCCTGTTTTACCTCTTCCATTGATGATTCTTCTAACGAGTTCATGTACTCACGAGCACAAAGTATTACACCAGATTGGCCATTCATTGCGGCCATGTAACCACGAATTGCCGTCATTAATGCAAATGTTCTTGTCTTTGCAGATCCTCGCCCACCGTGTGAGCATCGATAGCGATAATTACCTTCAAAAGCTGGAATTAATTTAGGCGGTATTTCAATCCTTGCTACCGTCATTACTACCTCCGGCAACTAAAACTATTTTAGTTGGTGTCATTGAACCGTCAGATGACTTCAAATCAATATCTTGAGTTACCTTGTCACCATACTTTTTAGGGCTCATTCTTGCTAAAGCCCACTTTCTGGTATCTATCCTTAACCTTGCCTTAGCAACTGCCGATGGTTCTTCTGTTACATCATCAGCAATATCAAACAGCTCTTCAAACACGGCATCAGCTCTTGATTCCATTGCTTTCGCGTACTGTTCACGAAAGTCAGGATGTTCTCGTAACCAACGCATGACTTTAGTTGTGTTTGGCATTCCTGGTCGCTTGCATACAGAACGCAAACTTTCACCATCGGCAATTAGAGCGCATACATCGTCCGCCACCTCTGGTAAGTAATCAGAAGGGCGACCCATTTTCTTTTCAGTCGCCATTAATCAGCCTCTTTTAGAATAATTAACTGGTTTCGTTTATATATCTCCGGCAATCAATGACACCGTTGAGGATATAAACCTATATAAAACTCTATCAATGCCACTCAAAGAATGACATTTGTAGAATTTTCTAAAATGAATAATCATTTACTGTTCAACTACTGGCACATATTTAATATCACTAATCTCATCAGGTGATATGTATACCCATGAACCATCGAGTGATGCGATACCGATTAACCCGTTAGTCACACGAGGCTCTTTAGTGGTCATCATGCCTTCGTAGGTTGTACCGTCTTTCTTGGTTGCTATTACGTGATATTTTTCTGACATGATTACTAGCCTTCTTTCAATACATCATGAAATGCCTTAGCAATAGTTTTGATTTGACGAACATTTCCACGACCAGTAACGATGATTTTTCTAACATTTCCAGCCTGACACAAACAAGCCTTCAAGTTGCCATGAGTTATATCCACCTTCGTTACAGCCCCTGTGGTCTTGGCGTCTATGTTGTAATTTTTCATATTCCACCCAATAAAAAAGGCCACTAGGGCCTATTCATGTGATGCAACTTTTAGTGCATCGGTAATTTATTGATTTACAAGCAAAGCTCAATTTTTAGCCTACGCCGCCAATCTGTGTATTTCATCGATTAATGGCTGCTTGTGGTTTTTATTGAACAAACCTTTTAATGACTCTTTCCGTTGTTCAAAATCCCACCCCATAGAAATGAATACAGTATTAGCTCTTTGTAGTTCTGTTATTGCATGAATTTGTTGGTGTGAAAGATAGTCGCGAATAGGATCTGTTTTTCCGATGTCATTGTCTTTTCTGAATTTAGCTGATGACACACCCAGCACGATGCGATTGATTAAGTCAGCCTCGTTACTGAAATGATAATGCGCTGGTTCTTTCCCTTCTTGAATTTTGCTTTCTTTCACAGCATCGGTCATCGGCTTATATTCCATTCGAGCAATGTTGCGCTCTATTTGAACTTTAGCCTCTCTCGCTGCTTTTTCACGGAACTGAATAAAACTATCAACTAGTCTAACTTGCCCATCCCTTGCTTTCTCGCCACCAATAAACGGCATCGCGATCAGAAACCCGCGCTCAGTTAGTTCATAACAAGGGAGTTCTTTTTTCTGTTTAGTAACATAAGAGGAGGCTCTGAAATCGGAGGCTCCTAAATGTTGAGATGCAATTAACGATTCAATACTATTCATCACTCGGAAGTGATCTCTTCCAAACTCATTGGCGATGACATCTGTTGTTACTACTGGTTGATTGCCTGATTTCTTAATTAAATGCTTCATAGTTAGTTCCTTTTAGAGATGAACCTTGCGCCCAGGAGTAACCAGCCCAAAGAGGGTTAACCAGACCACTACTGATTATCCTCAAGGCTCATCCTGAAAGGTTCTTTGGTTTATGTGTGTCGGGCGTGACACTAAATTTGCACGCTATACATCTATTGGTGCTGAATTGAATAAATCCTTACAACTGATCGCAACCATCATCACGTATCACTACGTTAATCAGGTCACTTCTAGTCTGTTCCTAGCAGTCAAGATATGATCACTCTCCTTAATGGATAAACGATTTATCTAACCAAACTGGTATATATACTTACTTAAGCTATACTAAGTAAACATCGCTATACTTTGATTGATATCTTGTTAGTATTGCCCATGCACCCATGCTGGGCTTTTTTTATTCTTTTGGAATGCTTTTATCCAATTCTTCACGGAATTTAACTGGATTCTCTGAACCTTCTACTGCCATGATATTTCTCCATTAAAAAGCCCCGCTATTGCGAGGCTCGTTATTAATCTTTGATAAATTCATCTGTAGAAATTGAGCTATGAACCTCAACGAGTTCTGCGGTGGAGCTATCTACCACAACCTTAACGTGAGGATGATAGTTTTCTGCAAGATACTTCATTATTGGTTTAACTACTGCGTCAAATTCAGATCCATTTTTTTGATTCATTTTATCACCTGTCGTTGTTGTTCAATTTCCCGTATTGCTTTCTTGTCTGAGCTACATTGCTCAATAACCGATAACAGGGAGATGTTTAACATCAACGATTCTCCCCATGTCATTTGCTCTGGTATGTATGGCAATAGACAATCAGCGGTTAGGTGTGCTGGTATCGCTATGTGATCCACTGGCACGTATTCTTTCTGAATAGTCGTGCATCCTGATAAGAGCGTCACTAGGAATAGTAGTATTGGCGCAATCATTATTGACAAGAACAGTTTTGATAACCGTTTTAACTTTTTCAGAATCCACGGCTGACCTATTCCGCTCTTCGCTATTAAGTGATGAGACATTGTTGATAATCCTGAATGTGCGGTTGGCGTTTTCTGCGATTGAGTTTTGGCGAGATAACTGATTGGTTGCTGTGTTGTAATCTTTGCTTAGTTTGTCGTAATCATCTATTACCCACCATAGCCAGAATGCGGATATTGCCAGTAGCCCAGCTAATACCTTAGTTAGCGTATTCATGCTGGATATGTCTTATGGGTTAATTGGAAATGAGGACCATCTTTAAATGTTTTCCAGTTACCGCCCCATTCGATATCGACGCCTAACTCTTTCGCTGCCTGCATCATGGCATCAGCTACTTTTTTAAAGTATGACCAATCGTTCCAGGGGATCTGATTATTTACCAGTGGAGCACAATCAACAGCATGACCAGTTAAGTGACGACTATTCATCGTTTGGCTTTTGCCACTTGCAACCAATTGTCGTTGTCGGGCTTCATTGCGCTTACCTTCAATCACCATAAAATCAATATCGGTAATTTCTAATGCTCGATGTACTACCTTAACCAAATCAGGATGAACGCCACGGAGGTTTTCTTCGCTACGTCTGCTTAATCTAAACTTACTCACTTTTCACCCCCGCTCTGCCTTTAATAATTTTACTTAACGCATCAACACCGACATACCCAATAAATACGCTAGCTAGATATGCCAACTCGTGATTAATGCCAAGAAGAGTTAATAGGTCTTTTACAAACCAAGCGAAGAATGCGCACATTAATCCGTCAATAAGAGTCTTACCCCATCCACCGCCATTGTATCGACCCCGAAGAACTGCCATCGAGCCAGCTAGAATTGCACTAATGCCCTGCTCTTTATTCATAACGATGAGGTTAAGCATTTGAGCCCATAAATCGGGGTTTTCTTTCATATGATTCATACTCACCCCCTATCTGGAGGAATTAGTTAATAGAACGCCGACTCACAGCTCTTGTGTGAATGTGAGGTGTTGTGATTGATTCTGTGGTCGGCATATACGAAAAAAGACCGCCTAAGCGATCTTCTGAATGAGTTGTTCGGAATAACCGAACATGTGAAATAGCGTTATCGGAATTCCGGCATCGGAACAATATCAATAACTTAAAGCATGCTACCTTCATCAATGAAGGTAACACCCTCGAATTCGGGGGAATTAAAACGAAACGGGATTAATTGTTTCTTACAACGGTCTGTCGCCAAACAAGTGCCGTTAAAATTAACAATTAACCCCGCCAAAAAGCACGGATGACAAGTGTGCTTTGTTATTTCTTTCTTGGTACATAGCAATAGAAAGGGACACCAGATATCCGTCGACCAAAACATCATCTGGTGTCCCTAATCACACAACTCTCCAAAATGAAGAGGGTGTATTTAGTCAAAAGATCAACTGTAATGTGGTGTTGCGGATTTTCTTTTGTCTAAATTAGGCTGCCACACCAAGCCACTAGACAGGTAGTAACTATTGCCTGCGAGCGGGTGGCGTGGTCTTCAAGCCCCATAAGGGTACATCGAAAGCCCCAAACGTATCGCAAACCAGATTTCTCCATTCTGCGTAGAGGTTATGAGGGGCTCTGTTTCGGTAACAAAAAACCCCGCCGAAGCGAGGTTCTATTAATTAAGCATAATCCCTTGCCGGGGATAACGCTCAGATCGGAGATGTCAGGACCTCACGACCGTACTTACTTAACACACTGGTAGAATGATGATTAAAGTATAACCAACCATTACAAACTATATCGACCTCTCAGCCGATGCGGTTGGAGTTCCAGTCCAAATAGACTAAGTGACCAACTAGGCGGGATCGATAACAAGTGCCGCCTCTTTTACCTTGTTACCTGCTCTTTGCTTTAACGACCGAGCATAACATAAACAGTATACTATTTAGGCGCGGAATGCAATAGATTTCTCCTATTAATAAATTAAATAGAAAATATTGCTACTTAACTTCACTAATCATGGGATGAATGGCATCTTCAATCATAGTGCATGCCCACCTAACGCGACGTTTGGCAGAGTCTAGGTCTATACCTGTCTTCCTTGATAGCTCCTCTAAAATGTTTTGCGGGCTTTTGCATTGCTTATAGCGTTTAATAATTACATCACGAAGCGGATTACTTATTGGTAAAATTTCGTTAATACACTTTTCAACAAATTCGGCGTCATCTTTTTCTTTGGCGAGGCGAAGAGCGCCGAGTGTTGATTTGTTTGGTGCAATAATTTCTTTTACCTTAGCGATTAGCTCACTGCCTGTATATCCCATCTTTCTACAGCTATCAAAAGTGGCACGGATCAAAGTGGCTGAGCCGTCATCCCATTCATCCCTTGTCATTAATCGACCAATAACATTTATGTTTAGACCATCAGGCGAATCATCTCCTTGGTAGTTTCTACCCCATATGGTTAGCATGTATCTAGTCCATGGCCTTTCTGACTGACTTAGCTTTGGGAGTGACCCAAAAAGCTTTTTCCTCATTTCCTTTTCAGTTCTGAAGTAAGCTATTTGTTCAAATGAAGCCTTTCTCATCTCGCCTCCGGTAATACTGTGTGATGACCATCGCCACTTACTGAGTAGACAATAGATTTCTTCCTACGCTTTGCATCGCTAGTAACCAATACTGATAAGATGCCCATAGGTAGCTGAACCACGCTAAAGCTTTGCCTTTTTAGTGACTCTCTGGATAACCGTCTTGCCACAGTAATAGCAACTGGTAGGCTTTTGTATTTATCGCTCCTCATCTTTCAGCTCCTTCAACTTTGCTCGATAGTGATCACGTATCCGCTCATAATCCTCGCGCTTCCACTTTGGCAACTCATGAGAACTCATTAGGCGATCGAAACGCTCTTGACCAATTTTCTCTATGAGTCGAGGTGTGTAGTTTTCGATATTCCCCGATAGATGGTTATTACATGGTGCGCATTGTTTATGGACGTTATCTTCATCAAACCTAAGTTCTGGATTAGCACCAGTTGTTCGATAGTGTCCTGCGTGATACTGACCTTCATGAAATCGACCACACGAGATGCAAGGCTCATCCTTGTCTCTTTCTCTGATAAATGCGTTGAATGCGGTCTGTGCTTGCTTGGTGAAATATGAGAGGGGTTTTACTGCTAACTTGCGGGCTTTGAGTTTGTCTTTTGCTTTAACTTCCTTTTCTCTTTGCTCCTTTTTACGTTTCGCTAATATTTTTTCTTTTTCCTTATTTATTCGCCTTATTGCCAGTTCTGCTCCGTGTTCTGGACAACACCACCAAATATTACTGTATTTAGGGTGAAACCATTCTCGGCATATTTTACAGCGCCGTCGCCTTAGCTTCTGCATCTCCCCCTCCTTTGATTTTATCCATCACTTCCAAATGAGCGTATTCGTCAGCACACTTGCTACACACGTAAATTTCATCATCTGTTAACGGTCTATTGCATGACATGCAGTTCATTGAACGCCTCGCTTTACCGCACGTTTAGCTTCACGTCTAATGGCAATACCTAATCGCTCTAGCCACTCTCCGTATTTGAGTAGTGCTTCGGTTTCATCACTAATGCGAGGGAATCCATCCATTTCAATATCTACCTCAAACTTTCCAAAGTTATCTCTGGCAATAGATATTTTCTGCTCTAACTTTGTAGTCTCACTATTGTGAGTAACGTTATATTCCTTAAGAAATAGGTTTTCGTTTCTTTCAAACTTAACCAGTTCCATTTTTGTTGACTTGGTTTTCACACTCTCACCCCACTCAATAATGAATCAAACTTCATCAACATCGGATTACCCATGCCTGAGACGTTGGCCTTATCGACAAATTTCATGGGCCGTGCTTTAAACTCTCTCGCCTTTTGTCTAACTACTTTCACCTCAGCTCTATCGTCGGCATATGATTTGATTAGCTGTATCGCGTTATCACAAACAACAAACTTCCTTGCGCTATCTCCATATTTATCTATTGCCCTTATTTTCTTAAGAACTGCTATTGTTTCTCGACATTGATTTATTGTTAAATCTGTCACTGCAAACGCTGTTTTTGTATCAAATACATCTAAGTGCCTAACGGATTTGATAATTGTGATTGCGTTTTCTATTGAAAAGTTATCTCTAGCCATAACTATTCATCCTGTTCCCTTTTCAATTTCATGTACTCGCTATCTTCTGGAGTAGTTAGTATTAAACCGAACTGTGAAGCCCATGCCTCAACTCTCTGCAAGAAGTGATGCATATCCCCTTTATCTAACCTTGAGGTGTGCTTAAGTGTCTCTCGTTGCGTTTTTTCGCCTGTTAACACATCGGTGTATTCAGTTACCTCAAATCCCAAGTAAGTGGCCTTTAAACTTTCCTTCACCCACACTTCAGTGCAGAACTCACGACCAGACTTAATCAAGTAGTCGCTGATTTCTTTGTACCAAACATGGCTTAATGAGTTTTGAGAGAGGCTTCTTTTTGGTTTGTAAGGCTTGATGGTGACACTGAGTTTTGGGTGGGATTTAAGTAGTTCAATTACGTTGTTATCAAATAGATTTTTCGTTGATTCGTGTAGACAGAAGTTCTCCATAATTACCTCGTGCATTCCAATACTCGACTGCTAATTCCATATTTTTAGCAATAGGCCCTCTTGCGCCACAGCGATTACACTGAACAAATGAATTGCTGAATACCTGCATTACTTCAATATTTTCAGATTCGCAATGGTGGCAAGGTTTTAATTCACTCACTGTTAGCCTCCTGATGATATTGCTCAAACCAGAAAACAACTGGTTTATCGACTAATTCAATCATTCCGAAACGTTCTGCTGTTCTGAAATTTACTGAATACAGCCTAGCTCTATCTGCCTGCCGTTTTATTTCGTGTCGAAAATCTTCAATTGAGTATGTTTTTTTGAATAAGTTACATGGAGCACACGCGGGGACAAGATTTTCAGTTGTGTCATTGTTAGCAATAAAATCAGGGCCACGAAGAACCGGCTCTACATGATCTGCATGCCAGCCTTTTTCTGGTAACTCACAACCGCAGTAAGCACATCGACCACCGAACAACATTTTCAATTTTCCGCGTTGTTTTTTAGTCACTGTTAGCTCTCCTGTTCCATGCTGCTATGGCTTTCTGCTTGCTATCATTAAATCCCGTCTCCGCTTCGCATGAATTACACTCTGCCTTGTAGTATGTTTTATCGTCAAATTCTTCATAATCATACGTGCCAACAAAAATCCGGTCACATCCGCAAAACGGGCATTTCTTTAGTTCGCTCATCATTCACCCTCTGGCATTGGTGGGAGTGGCAGGTCTTTGATGTACATCCAGTGGTCGAATGTTTCCAGTGGAGCCGAATCATAGTCGCTGTTATTGTGTGGTATCCATCTAAGTTCTTCGCAGTCAACACCGCATGAAATTAGCTCATATGTTATGTTCTGGATATGTTCGCCATAGACAACAATTACCGCCTCGCCTTCGGTTGGTAATTTGTCCTTCGTCTTAACCCAATTAGTTCCCTGCATTAGAGCCTCCCCACGATCTGTTTGATTCTTGAAATTTAAACCTTTCATCACTCAACACCTCGATTAATTGCTAGCCATAAACTCACACTTGCTAACTCGCATATATGCTTTGCCCCTTGGAAAGCATCTATCCAATTTTCTTCTCAGTGGGGTAACTTTAATTTTAAGAGGGGTTTCTGAAATATTTATGAGTGGGTTGTTTATCCACTGCTGGTTATCAATTAATTTATCGTAATTTTTGTAGCAGTAGTCTAAATCTGGATACGGATAATCTTTGTGAAACAATGTTCCTTTCATCTAAAAATCCTCTTGCGTGTTAACACTCAATTTCTTCATCTGCGTATTCGTTGCTTAGATTGCTTAATACAGCCTGATCTAACCCACCGCGAGCGTTAGTGAAGTAATATGTTTTTTCTGCACCGGGTGCGTGCCGTGATTTCGTGCAAATAATCTCAGTAATTCCTTTTAGTTCTGACTGTGGGTTATATTTTTCATCACGATAAATCATGAAGATAACGTCTGCTTCCTGCTCAATAACGCCTGACTCTCTCAAATCAGCATTAACAGGGCGTTTGTTTGTTCGTTGCTCTAAGTTACGGTTTAACTGGGCAAGTGCGACTACGGGGCACTTAAGCTCTTTCGCGAGGTTTTTTAACCCTGTTGCAATTTCACCTACTGACTGATTCATATTTTCAGGGTTGGTCATTTTCATTTTCTGCAAGTAGTCAACGATAATGACACCTAAACCACCCGTTTTTTTGTGCATTTTCCTAGCGTCAGCGCGTATTTCATGAATACTCATTGATGGTCGGTCATTGATATAAATCGGTGATTCTTGAATGTCAGCAAGCGCATGAGATAACTTAGCCCAAGCCTCGTCCATGTTGATTTTCGATTTATCATCACCGAGTAAGTCTTGCTTGTTAACGCCTGCATGATGAAATGAAATTCGTTCTGATATCTGCCATGACGGCATTTCAAGGCTATAAAAAACAACAGGTTTCTTTTGCTTCAATCCGATTGCTTTTGAAATCGCTGTACTGAACATGGTTTTTCCCATGCCAGGACGACCACCAACAACAATCAAATCGGTATTATTAAACCCACCAAATGCTTTATCGATATCATTTAAACCAAATTGAGTTTTATATTTCCAGATGTCACCGTTGATCATCGATTCAAGAATATTTATCGACTCATTCACACCGTCCATGATGTGCTGTGTTTCAACAACACTACCTGTGTCCATTGATGAGATTGTGGATTGAACCTCACCGACAACATCAACGAGGTTACTAACGTTTGATGAGCTAATCTTCGCAATGCCTTCATTGAGAACAGCAAGCGTTTTGCGTGCTGTGGTTAGATCCTTAATCTTCTGAACATAACCGGGTAACATTTGAATACTAGGTGTATTCTTTGCGCATTCAGCAAGATAACCGAACCCACCCCGCATTTTTACGTTTTCTTGCTGCTCAATCTCACTGTTAAGCAAGATTATATCTATCTTAGAACCACTTCTTACTAGGCTCTTCATGGCTCTAAGGATGAATTTATGATTTGCAGAAGTGAAATCGTCATCAACTAAACTTTCAATGGCTGAGATAGCTATCTCTTCGGTTTCGGATGTGGCACTTAATATTCCACCGATAACCGCCTGCTCTGAGTAATAATCCGTGAATTTATTTTCCATTAAACAATCCCTTTTTTCCGTTCGGTATATTCGCGCTTGGCTTGTTCGTAGGTTTGCGACCATCTTGTCGGCGTTAAGATCCAGTCAAGAGTTAACCACCCCTTGTCTTGCAGACCAGTGAATAAACTTGATTGAGATATCAGCTTGAAGCAGGTGTCCATATGTTTTACTTCACGCCATTGCCCCTTGTTAGTTTTTCCATTCCAGACAGCTTCCAAATCTTTGTAAGCAGGTCTGCGTGATGTCCACTCATGAAAATCAATGGCTCTTTCAGGAACGTATTTATTCCAGATTTTAATTAACTCTTCATGAGGGCAATCGACAGGATTGATACCGTCGCGGCTTTTCCACTTGAGCGCATCTGACAGGTAGCCATCGAAGCGAGTCATTCGACATAAACTCTGCGGTTTTAAATCTTTTCCATTCTTCCAAGTCTTAACAGCCCACTCCATCACAAGTTTAATTTCATCAGGTGTGAAGCATTCGCCTTTTGACTTGATGGTGTTAAGCGCTTTTAGGATGGGTTCCGTAGATTGAAATTTAGAATTGGTTAGCTGATTAAAATAATCGAGAATTTCTAGAGCGATATTTTCCCCAGCGGGGGTAAGGGGGATCTTGTCTTTATTGTCTTTTGTATTATTGTCTTTTGTGTTTGACTGTTTCGGTAAAGTGGTTTTTACCGTTTTAGTAAAGCTATTCTTTACCGTTTCGGTAAAACTTTTACTGTTTCGGTCAATATCAGTTTCCCACTCGGAAATATTTTTATTCATTCCAATTTTTCGACCTTCCTGAATAAAAACTTTCATCCGAACTAATTGATTTTTAGCGGTTGAGCATTTAGTGCTATCAATCTTTGTCATGCTTTCAAGTTGTTCATTTCCAACCCAATCCATTTTTTTATTAAAGCCGTATGTTTTTCTCCATACAGCCATAACCATTAATAATTGGTGCTTGGTTAATCCAGCAAGCATGATTGCATCTAATAACTCATTCGCTATTCTGGTGTAGCCATTATCAAGATCTGCCACGTTAGGCCTCTCTTGCCGTCGTTGATTACCAAAAACTGCATATGCAACGTTATCTCTCATCGCTCTTACCTCCTAGTACCTGTTGACGATGTTCAGTGCGTATTTTTGCATCCTCAAGTATTTCTCTGAGGCACTTAACACCGTCCTGAGTCACCAATCTGTTAAAGCGATTTCTAGCGTTGTTTTTATGCACAGCACTATGATTAAATCTTTGTTTCATGGTATAATTCCCTTATTCCTAAGCTGTATCAGACAAGAGAAACCTAAATTCCCCTTGTCGAAATTACTGGTTATTGATACAGTATATTTGTTAGTTTAAATGGTTAAGTCCATTTGTTGAGAAGCCTCAGTTACCGCTGGGGCTTTTCTTTTAATCTTTCCCTTCCCTTCAAGAGCCTGAATAACCCTTTCTGCATAATCACCTTCAAGAACAACTTTCGTTGGATTCTCACTGATATTTACAGAGTCAGGGGGTAACCCGAACTTACTCACCAACTGGCAAGCTAAATCGAATATTCTGGCTTTATCTCGACTGGATTTTGATGGGTGTATTCCTAGCGCCTTAGCGAGTCCGTTATTACCGACTGAATACATTTGTTGAATGTAAAACGTCATCAATTCGTTTGATGAACACTCTACTTTGATATTTTTTGCACATTCCATTTGTTAAATTCCTTCTTAGATTACTTCCCATATTGGGAACAGCAGTAATGATCCGTGGCTCATTCCATATGAGCGGATTGTTTGCCCCAAGAGTGCCTAGAGCGAGTTAGTGATGTTAAAGAACGAATGATGCTTACTGATAACGTTGCGGATAAAGAATTTCTAATTCAGTTATTTTTCCGCGATAAAAATTTGCTAGTTTTTCTGCTATATCCAAAGATGCTGTCTGAATCCCTCTTTCTAACCTAGAAAGATTTCCAACATCAAAATTTATAGCGCTAGCTACTTCGGATATTGTCAGCTTCTGCTCAAGCCGAACTTTCCTTAATGGTGTTTGCATATCACACTCCTTATTGATGCGCTACACGCATATTAACACATAATAAAATATGCGCAACACGCTTTGTGTTGTGCGCATAAATAAAGTTGAATTAATGTATGAAAATAGGAACAAGAATTCGAGATTTAAGAAAAAAGAAGGGATTAACTATCCTTCAGTTGGCCACCGCAATTAATAGCGATGTGGGTAATATCTCTCGCCTTGAAAGAAATATTCAAGGCTACTCAGAAAATACATTAGTTAAAATAGCTGAAGCTCTCGGAGTGTCAGTAGCTGATTTATTTTCAGAAAATACAACTCAGCCTGATGAAATCGAATATATCGGCGCAGTACCATCAGGAATGGTTCAAGTGCGTGGTGAGGCATTCTTAGGTGTTGATGGTGCCGTTGATATGATCGAGGCTCACAATGGCTGGCTGAAGATATACAGCGACGATAAAGACGCATACGGGCTTAAGGTTAAGGGTGACAGTATGTGGCCACGCATTCAGTCAGGTGAATTTGTTGTGGTTGAGCCAAATACAACAGTCAGATCTGGTGATGAAGTTTTTGTGCGTACGGTTGAAGGTCACAATATGATTAAGATTTTCAGCAAAACTCGTGATGGAGACTATCAGTTTTCCAGTATAAACAACTCACACAAGCCTATAACTTTATCACCAGATCAAGTTGACACCATGCACTATGTGTCAGCCATCGTTAAACCAATTAAATATATAGACGCTTGCGAAAAAACAGGTCGAGCGTTGTTTTAATGGCCTGACGACACGTTTTAGAGTAAATAAATATTAATTAAAATGAGAATATGATATGGGTATGCCTCAGAAAAGAGCTATCGAAAAGCTAGGTTTGATTTTTAATCACATAGATAATCTAACCAAATTAGATCGGTTCACATTTGAGCAAATGTTAAAAGACTCTGAGTATTTAGATGATGAGCCGACAATGTACATGGTTAAAGCCCTTGCGTATGGGGCTTATCAAGATAATAAAAATGCTTTAAAGTACTTCGATATTGCAATGAAGTATGGCGATATTAGCGTTGCTAAAAACTATATAACTTATTTGACAAAAACTTTACAATTCAAATTAAGCTACAAGAAATCAATTGAACTTGCTAATAAATATGATAATCAATACCTCACATTTATGGCAAGGAACATAGCTTATTCCTTTGCCGATATAAAAAATTCCTCACTACTGACAGAAAAACTTGTTAAACTACACGGGAATGTAAATCTAGATCAATACCCATATCTTGATTTTTCTCAACCATTAACTGAGTTAGAGGTTTTTATGAAGTCTGGCAAAATATCAGAGCCGAATGCTAGATGGATCGTTGAAAAAGCTAATGAAGTTGCAGCCAGTAAAAAAATAAGATGTTTATCTAGCGAATTTTATACAAGTTCAGATAATAACGACTTTGCGGTTATTGTTTCAGTTACAACTTCAGATCCTGATGTACTTTCAGATATGGATATAGAAATAGCATGCGCATTAGCTGAAAATAGTGATTTATCAGATAAAAATGTTACAGCATGGTTCCGTAGCGATGAAAGTAAAGAAAACTATGCGGAGCTATTGAGATGAGTGTAACAGCGAAAGATTTTTTGGATTTAGCGAAAAGCAATCTATCAGAAAATAGTAGCGAAATGGAGCATAGAAACTGTATATCAAGAGCATATTATTCACTATATCATGCAACATGTTCATCGCTAATTTACTGTCCACCAACTACCCATCAAGGCGTTATTAATTATTTGTTTAGCCCAGCAGAAAGAAAAAAAGAGCCAGTTGATCAAAAAATATTAATATCTGTTGGTGCTGTTCTTAAGCAACAAATAATAAAAAGACATATGGCTGATTATGAGTTGAATAAACAGGTTTTTAAAAGCGAAGCTGAGTCCAGTGTTATGGCAATTGAAAAGACGATAAAAAAACTTGAAGATTAATTACTAATACTAACTATCAAGCCCTCTCCGCGAGGGCTTTTTTGTGCCCTATCCCCTCCAAAGAAGTGATCTGCATTCCAATCTGAGATTTATTTGAAAATAAATTCCTTTTAAATATCAAAGAAATAAGAAATATTCTTCTCACGCATTTATTTAAATGCAAATATGCGCTTGACGCATTTGCGCATAATGCATATTATTATCTCATCAACGGCAAGGAGCCAAAGGTAAACGGATTTAGTTCTTTAACAATTAGGAAGAAATGATTCAGGCATTCTTGAATCACCACTGAGTGGTTTTTGGTGAGCAATAAATCTCAACCAAAGATCACTTAGGAGGCAAATATGGCAACGATAAAAGTCATTGAAAGAAGTAGTTACTCTCAACGTAGATATGAGCGCAGGGCTGATTTCCTAGCTCGTAAACGTGAAGAGATAAAAACTCCAAGTCGCTCAGTGGAAGAAATTTGGGATTCGATATTTGGCGTTGAGAAGAAAGAACGCCCTGTTCTATCTCTCAAACCAACAAAGCATTATCCAAGTGGAGATAACTGTTGCTTACCTAATGTAGCAGTATTTTCAGGAGTTAAAACAAAACAGCCGAGCAGTGAGTTCGGGGTTACGGCGAGATAAAGCCCACGGATGGGCTTAGTCATGAAAGCCAAGTTTTGTTTTGGTAGCTTCAAGGAATAGCTTGGTAGCAATACTTGCATTAGCAAATGCATAATCAACCATTCTGCTAACAACAGCTTCAGCGCCCTTTTCTTTTACCATATCGAGAAGAGTTTTTTTATATTCATCAGGTAGGTTAACGGCTCTGATCATTGCTTCTAAGTTTTTAATGGTGCTTTCGTGAATTTTTATGTTAACAACGTTTAATTTGTTACCAAGAGTATCGGCATTAGCGCAGTCAACACCATCAGCGGTTAACCCCACTTTGTGAATATTAAAAGAATAGGGCTCATCATCGACAACACCGATTCTCACAGCACCGTCTTGTACTAACCCTCTTTTTTGCAAATAGTCCAACTCTCTTGCTAGTTGGTCTTCTCCGAATTCTTCCAGTAACTCGTTAAATTTATCCTGAGTTATTGGTTTCATTAAGAATTCTCTATTATTTAATGCTTGAATAATCATTTCTTGCCTCTCAGATAGAACGTGCATGTTGTTTTCCTTTTTCATTGGTGGGGGTGAACACATTGTAATCAATTTCTTTGGTGGGGACTAGAGAAACCACTGACGCCCTAAGTGGATAAATAAACGGGCACAGTTAACTAATTACAGTCCATTCTGTGGGCTGTGGTGAGATAGCTTTTTTAGACCAATAAACCAAAGGCGATAAATCGGTCTCGCCATATTTACTAAGCACCGTTTGAATCGGAGGATTTATGTAAGTGTTCAAATCTAAACTGAGAGAAAAATAAATATTATGCCGATCCTATTCATGGCTTGAATAGCGTTAGCCCATGACGATATATGGGCAACTAACCAGAGTTCATTGCTTAGTGGGCTGTGGTGAGTTGATTAATAGGAGTTAATTATGGAAAAAGATATCGAAGAATTCGACGATCATCCAGATGATGATATGCGCCAATATCAGGATTATCCGCATGAATACGACTTTTAACACCAATCAATGGTGCAGTCAGTTCAAAAAATGCAAAGGGTGCAATCTTGATGCTGAGTGCATGGTTAAGCCAGATGAAATGGCTTTAGTTGTAGAAGATGGAAAAATTGTCGATAAATGGGCGGTGAGGACTGCCACTATGATCGAAAGAGAGCTTAAGCGAAAAACGGAAAACTAATAGCTGTTCGTGAGTTAAGTTTCTTGAATGGCTTGGTGATTAATAGATAGGAGATAGAGATGGAAATATGGTTTAAGGAATTTGAGTCACATGGGCGTCAGGTTCTAGTTAAAAAAGCCCACAACGCCGAAGAATCAAAGGTTGGAATTCAATATTGCTGGCCTGAAGAAATATTTGAAGTCGAAGTTGGTCCGTGGATAGCTTATGACGAAGACGATGATGAAAGTTGCGAACAAGCAAATAAAGCTCGCGACGAACTATTTGAAGCTACCAATCAAGAAGTTGTAGATAACGCAGTTAGTGAAATAATTCAAATGCTTAAACTGGGTGATTAGCATCGCACTTGGTTAATAACGGAGGGAGTATGACATGCCAATGTTCAAGGTAGCTTGCAAATGGAATGGCGAGCCTTGGGAAAAGGATATTGAAGCAGAAGATGAAGGTGATTGTGCAGAGCATATTTATTTATGGGCAGTAATTGGAGCTAAGGCAAACATCACGGAATTAGATATCAAAGAAATACCTCAGCAGTAACCCACCGTACCAACACCAGATAACCACCCTATCGCTCACCTAGCGAGGTAAAAATGAAAACTAACTATTACAGCGCTATGCGTGATTGCATGGCGGTGCGTATCACTACGCCTCAAGCACGTAAAAATAAACACACGCCATCGTGGTTATTCACTTTAGCTGTGGTCATTGTGACAACCATTGGCGTAATACCGACATTTGTAAGCTGAGGTGATTATGAAAAAAATATCCTTCAGCTACTCGAACGGAACTCGGGTAATTCACGATAAAACAGTCATGGAATTTGACGATAGTAGCAAGCTTAGCATTGAGACAGGAAGTTTCGCTGAGCTGGCTAAATTAACGGAAATCGACCCAGTGGAAGCCCTGCAATGGATTATGCAGTTCGACAAGGAAGAGATTGACAGGATTGTCAATGAAGCAAGCAAGAATGCCCCTATTTCTAAGCTGGCTCTGCTAAGGAGGGTTGCGTGACTCAGGTTCTAGATATGTGTTGTGGCAGTCGCATGTTCTGGTTTGACAAGGAAGATAATCGAGCAATTTACAGCGACATCCGCGCAGAGAAGCATATTTTATGTGATGGCAGGAAGCTAAATATCACTCCAAACATTATCGCTGATTTTAAAAACCTCCCCTTTCCTGACGGTTCATTTTATCAAGTTATATTCGACCCACCTCATTTAATCAGGGTTGGCCACAACGGATGGATGTTTAAAAAGTATGGGAGATTAAATAAAGAGTCATGGAAAGACGATTTATCAAAAGGATTTAGTGAAGCATTTAGAGTGCTCAAGCCAAACGGAACATTGGCATTCAAGTGGAATGAAACGCAAATACCTACCAAGCAAGTTTTAGCGCTAACCGACCAAAAACCAACAATAGTACAGCGTGTCGGTAAGAACGATAAAACGCATTGGGTGCTGTTTATTAAGGAGGAGTTATGAGCAACTCAAAGCAATGGTTAGAAGAATTACGCAGGAAGCGTAAAGAATCGCAGGAACGCGAACGCAATGAATTTATGTATCAAACGGAAGTGTTAGGACGACAAGGACTGTCATTGCCAATGAAGGACTTTCAGGGAGATTTTCAATGAACGTTTCTAACTCATACCCTACCGATAAATACCCTCAATTAACATCTCCATCATTAGCAAAAAACAGAGAGGAAGCTCTGTCTCAGGCTATTGCAATGATTGAGGGTCATTTGCCGAATACGAGCGTAAAGGAAAGAGAAAAGCGACTTGCAATGGAACTGCTACACATGAACTTGGACGCATCGAAAAATCACCCTCCTATCCCTCCGCATATTCAAGCGTTACGTGATGCAGAAAGGAGCTCTGCACCGAGCAATAAATTTGAAGTCGATTACTACGGAAGCGATCGGCGTCAAGGTCAGTATCTTGGAGATTAACATGACTGCTGTATATAAAGCGATTAGCAATGTAGCCAAGGAAATGGCTGAAACAGGAATAAAGAAAGGAAGTAAAAATCAACAGCAAGGGTTTATGTTCAGAGGGATTGACGCTGTATATAACGCTCTTGCACCAGCTTTAGTTAAGCATGGATTGCTTATTCTTCCACGGATCATTGAACGCACAGTCACAGAAAGACAAACGCAAAGAGGTGGCCAATTATTCTACGTTGTTGTTAAGGCTGAGTTTGATTTTGTCGCCACGGAAGATGGCAGTAAGCACACGGTAGTAACTTATGGCGAAGCTATGGATAGCGGAGATAAAGCCACAAATAAAGCCATGTCGATTGCATATAAATACGCGGCATTTCAAGCGTTCTGTATTCCAACAGAAGAAACAGCAATTGATGCAGATGCGGAAATTCATAACGTAGCGCCACGGACGGCAGAGCAGGTGTTAGCTGATTACACTAACTTCCTTGGCACAGCAACAAATCAGTCACAAATCATGGATGAGTACAAAAAAGCATGGAATGCATTGGCTGGTACTGAATCACAAAAGGAATGTGAGCGTTTAACAGGAATTCGGATTAAAGAACTTAAGGAAGCTGCATAATGGCAAGTAAAGGCGTGAATAAATGTATTCTCATTGGTCACTTAGGGCAGGATCCAGAAATCCGCTATATGCCGAGTGGTGGTGCAGTAGCAAATCTCACACTGGCCACATCGGAATCGTGGCGTGATAAACAAACCGGTGAGATGAAAGAAAAAACCGAGTGGCATCGAGTATGCATCTTCGGCAAATTAGCAGAAATCGCAGGTGAATACCTAAGAAAAGGAAGTCAGGTATACATCGAGGGCTCTCTGCAAACCAGAAAATGGCAAGACCAAAGCGGGCAAGATCGATACACAACAGAAGTCGTTGTGAATGTCGGCGGTTCTATGCAGATGTTAGGCGGTAACAGTGGTAATACGGCAGGAAGCCAGAAGCCACAACAGAATCAAGGATGGGGTCAGCCACAGCAACCGCAACAGCCTAAACAACAAACTCCACAATACCCTGAGCCACCAATAGATTTTTCAGATGATATTCCGTTCGCTCCTATCGGACTCCCCTACCCACGCCACGCTATTTATGTGATTTAACCAAAGGATATAACCATTACTCAGTGCAAGGATGCAAACAGGAGATAGATATGATTGAGCTACAAAAGCAATTTCAACCCAAAGCGAGAAATATATGCTCGGCTTGCGGAGAAGATGTCGGGGTATCAAAGCTAGTTGTGGTAGGTAATATCAATATTTGCTTTGACTGCTCAGATTTAGCAAAGCAATTAGCAGATGAAAAACGCAAGGAAATAGCAGAAAAGGAAATCAAAGAAATTATTCGATTGATTGAAGGGTATGCGGTAAAAACTGACATTACAGATATTGCCAGCCTGCTTTATCACGCTGGATATAGAAAGGTGGAGTGATGGATAAATTAGCCGATGCTCGTGCTGTATTCGAGAAACTATATAAAGAACAAACCGTATTTATTGAAAATACTCATGGATATGATAGTCAGAAATTCGCTTTATGGGCTGGATTCCAATTGGGATGGCAAGCATCACGCGAGAGTTTAGAAATTGAATTGCCAGAGCCGTTTATTGCAAATGAAAATTGCGAAACTTGGTGTTATGACGAAGATTTAGTTAATCAGGTATTAATTAGCAACGGAGTGAAAATAAAAAATGAATGATGAAATCTTGGAGTTAGCGATTGATTTAAAAAATAAAGCTAAGGTATTAAGCGTTGGGCATGAACGATCATATGTTAATTTAAATACGCTAATAAAAATTTGCGAATATATCGAACACATTAACAATCTACAGCCTGTCGCTTGGATGTACCCTGTGTTTCATGATGAGAAAATGCAATTCACTACTGATGCAGTTACATCTGAAAATATAGATATTCATTTTCAATCTCATGGCTCACCATTTAAAGTAACCCCGCTATATAAATTAGATTAAACAACCATGCAAATAATCGGATATGTATTACTCATGCTAATACAGGGTTCTGCACATTCATAGGAAATAAAAATGATATATTTAAGTTTGTTCAACGGAATATCCGCTGGGCGATTGGCGCTGTCTCGCGCTGGAATTAAGTTTGATAAATATTACATAGCCGAAATAGATAAATTCGCCAATAAAGTATCTGAGTTTCATTATCCAGACAATATCCAATTAGGTGACGTTAATAATTGGCGTGAGTGGGATATTGACTGGTCAAGTGTAGGTTTAGTTACTGCGGGATTTCCATGTCAGTCATGGAGTTTGGCTGGTAAGCAATTAGGAGATAAGGATGAGCGTGGTAAATTATTCTGGACGACATTAGAGATAATGAACCATGTATTGGAAAATAATCCAGATGCTAAATTCATGCTCGAAAATGTAAAAATGAAAAAGGAGTTTGAGGAATATATAACACTGCATACGGAACGCGCATTAGGTTATGTAAATAAAACTCTTATTAATAGTTCGTTATTATCAGCACAAAATAGACAGCGTTACTACTGGACTAATTTTGAAGTTAGCCAGCCAGAAGATAAAGGCATTTTTCTGAAAGATATTATCGAGAATATTAACTCAAGTAATAGGCCATATGAAAAAAGAAATAATATTAACTCACGTCAATCAGAATTAATGCATATCGGAAATGCTGTTGATATAAAAGGTAATGAAACGATATTGAGAGTTTATTCTACTGACGGAAAATCGCCTACATTATCAACATGTCAGGGGGGGCATCGGCAACCCAAAATAGCATTGGATTGCAATAATTACAGGAAATTAACAGCGACTGAATTTGCCCGCCTACAAACGTTTCCCGATGGTTGGTGTGAAAACATAGTCTCAAATTCACAGTCATATAAATGCTATGGAAACGCTTGGACTGTAGATGTTATCGCTCACATATTTAAATGCGCATATAGAGAAAATAAACATGAAGCTATTCGTCCTACTGTTAATTATGAACAATCATGCAGTGCCAATATCTGAGAATTTATACACGCAATCGGAATGCAATAAACGTGCTGAATATTTAATGTCAGTGAGGAATGTTGAAGTTGTTTGTGGAGAAATATACAGATGAGTGAAGTTAAATCATTAGCAGATGGCTATAATTTAAATAACGAAACATGGAATAACTTTATTGAGCGGCTTAAATATCACAATCAAGGCGATGGAGTTAATTATCATGCAACTGCTTACCCTATCTTTACAGTAAGAGAAAAAATAACTGTCACTGGTAGTGAAGATGATAATGTAGGTATTTGCTGTGAAGGTGAATACTATGATGATGTTAATGATGCTTTTAATTGGCTAGAGATGGATGAGGCAAATACACTAAAGGCTCAATCAGAAGACGGTGCTGGATTCTCATGGGATAATTTAAGCGACTACGACAAAGCAAATACAATCATAGATATTGTTGATGACGCATATATTTACTACTGGAAATGGGATTACAGAACAGTAAATTCCCACCTAACCAAAGAAGCCGCAGAGCGATTTATTAAGCGCAAACAACACGACTACGGCAAGTTATCAATATATGTTGAATCTGCTTATTGGTGTTGGGAATTGCGAACAATAATTGATGCAATGATGGATGGAAGAATTAAATACGTTGGTGATGAGAATGAAAAAGTATGACTTGATATTGTGCGATCCACCTTGGTCTTACAATAACAAAGTTTCAAATGGCGCAGCAGATAATCATTACAATACCACAGATTTATATTCCCTCTCTCGATTACCAATAGAAAAACATACCTCTAAAAATGCCGTGCTGTTTATGTGGTACACAGGGAACTTTGCACTCGAAGCAATTAAATTAGCCGAGTCATGGGATTTTAAAGTTAAAAATATGTTCGGGTTCGCATGGGTTAAATTAAATAAAAATGCAGGAGATAGAATAAATAAAAAACCGCCAGAGGATTTCTTTGACTTCATGGAAATATTAAACAACGAAACAAAGATTAATTGCGGTAATTACACTCGTCAAAATGTCGAAATGTGTTTAATAGCTACAAGAGGAAATGGATTACCTCGTCAATCTGCAAGCGTGAGACAGGTTATTTACTCATGCTTAGGTGAACACAGCGAAAAGCCAAAAGAGGTACATCATCGTTTGGAGGAATTATACGGAGATGTTCCTCGACTCGAATTATTTGCAAGAGAGAAATATGGTGATTGGGATGTCTATGGCGACCAAGCGGAAGAAAGCATTCAATTAATATAAAGGAAGAGAAATATAAATAGGAGATATAATAAATGAAGCGAATAACATTATTAGAATGGAATAATAGATATTTTGCCAAACCAAAAACACCACGAACTTTATATAGATATATTAGCGAAGGTAGATTATACCCTGCCCCCGAAAAAGTTGGTGGAAGTTATGAAATCGAACCTTGGGCAATTCTAACAAATGATAAACTAGTAAAGGATCCGCAGTCTTTAATGGAGAGAATTAATGGGCAGAAACAGAAGTGCAAAGAACAAGGGGCTACCGCCTAACTTGTATTTGCGTAAAGGGATTTACTATTACAGGGATGTAAGAACTAAAAAGGAATTTTCTGTTGGCTCAAATAAATCATTAGCAATAACTGAAGCAATTCAAGCTAACTTAGCTATTTATAAACCCAAGGAGTCTTTAGTTGACAGAATTAACAATGTTCATTGTGTGACACTGCATGAGTGGCTTGATATTTATAGAAAAAAAATAGATAGCAGGGAACTAAAAGAGAAAACAATTTATGATTATGAATCAAGAATAAAGTTAATTAAATTGCACTTTGATGATTGTCCAGTTGAGAATGTAACGCCAAGAGATATTGCTACATTTATTTCAGAGTACCCAAAAAAGTCAATGGCAAAATTACTAAGATCCACCATGCTAGATGCCTTTAATGAAGCTATTGCGGATGGTGTAGTAAAGGAAAATCCCGTTGCCGTAACAAAGCCGCCAAAGACAAGTGTTCAGCGGTCAAGGTTATCACTAGAAGAGTTTAAATATGCCTTAAAACACGCAAATGACAAATATAGGTATATGTTCCTATTGGCGATACTTACAGCTCAACGCATTAGCGATGTTATCAACATGAAATGGGATGATATAAAAAATGATAGGCTGTATGTCACCCAATTAAAAACAGGCTCTAAAGTAGCAATACCTCTCTCATTAAGACTTGAGTCTATTGGTTATTCTATTAAAGATGTTTTAAATCTCATGAATAGGAGCTCAGATAAAATCTGTGGCAACACCACCGCAAAAACATTGAGAGGTAAATTTATCGAAGCGCTACCTAAACATATAGAAAATAAACCAACATTTCACGAAATTAGAAGTTTATCTGCGAGATTATATGAAGAAGAAAAGAGTGCTGAGTTTGCAAAGAAAATACTTGGACACAAATCTATGAGAATGACGGATAAATATCTTGATGATAGAGGTAATGGTTATGTTGAGTTGTGA